CGCCCTCTCTTTCCCGCGATAGAAAACTATCAGACAGCAGTGGATGAAGTCCACTTGGTTGCAGTTGTTGGACTGCTAAGAGCACCGGAGGTGCTAGTTGTTGATACGGAGGCACTTGTAGTTCCACCGATTAAGATGTTCTTTACAACAACGTGAGCATCAAGATTCTCAATTGCACATCCTACACGAATGTAGAGGGTGTACTCAATTGTGTCCTTCTTGGGCTGGAACGTACGGTAAACTGTGATATCACGCTTAATACCCACAATGAAGTTCTGGGGGAATGTAAGGTGTAATTCACCTAATGTTGCTGTTTCTGGCATTAACGGAACGTTAATAACGGGAATTCCAAACGCGAATGGAGTGACCGAACCGGGTCCACCATCGTTTGCAGCGACATCTCCACGGATAACTCCTGAAGAGATATCAAATGGAGTACCGAAGTTTGCTGTGTTTGTATTGATTGCAAGGTTGTATAGATAATCCTGCACTAAGTTTGAACTTGTGAAGAATCTCAACTGATTACGACGTTGCTTGTATCTACGGGGTAGAGCCTTGATAGCCTGATTGAATACAGACATACCTAGACCGCTACTGTAAGCGTCTACAACGTTAGCGCCAGCACGGGCCAAAACAGAGAACCCGCTGAATGCGCTAAGAAGTGGATCACCACTTGCAGCATCACCAGCAAGAAGCAAATCTTCAATGTCGTTACCAGCCTGAGTTGCCATCATTCTTGCGATGTGGTCTTCCAGATCAGTACCTTCAATGTTGTCCTCAAGTGTCTCGCTGGAAAGTTCCCAGTCAAGACGTAGTTTCTTTGTAGTTAAAGAAACTTTTGAGAAGTAGGCTTCTGCATTATAGATTGGATCGGCTGAAGTCTGACCAGTAAAATCTCTTGGACGTGCTTGGTTAGCAGCGCGGAGAATTCTTTGACCAACGTTCACCTTATCAATATCAACTGTGTCTGACTTCATGCGGATTGTGCGAGCAGCCTTTGTAAGCACTGTAGCGTCCCACATGTAGTCAATGAATCGGTTAGACTGATCTGGGTATAGTAGACCATTGTTGTTACTGGTACTGTTACCTAGATCAGTTGTATCAATTACTTTTTGTAGTAATTCATTACTCATTTTTATTTTCACCTACCTTTCAATTTTTTATTATAGGTCTTGGACATTGAGGAAGTGTCCTTTCCAAATGCTTTTTTGAAGTGTAACTTCTTCTGATGACCCATCAAAGTCATTAGATTTTTTTACCGCAGTAGATGATTCATAAGCATTCATTCTACTGTGTAAGTCTTCGATTGATTTTTTCATTTCTCCATAGGAATCGTGCATGTTACTAATTTTACCACGCATTTCGTTAACAATTTCTTCAACTGTTGAAACGTTATTTGTAGCCTTAGCAATACCAGCATCAATTTTATCTGTCACGACGGCTTTTAGGTCGTCTAGCATTTTGGCGAAATCAAATTCTTCCGTCACCGCAGGATCAGCAGACTTCTCAACAACATCTTCTTCTACTGTTTCTTCAACAGTTTCATCAGCAGAATCTGACTCTTCTTGAACGTCTCCTGTCTCATCGGCAACTTCTTCAGTAGCAATTTCTTCTACATCATCAACACTCTTAACGAGTTCTGTTGATTCTACTGAGAGTTCTTCAGACATGTCTGTACCTCCTTTAGTTATATTTTTGTTTAAGTACGAATCTACTTTATCTTTAATGTCAATAGATTTTGTACTTTCAATATTTTCTATCCATCCGATATTTTCCATAGACTTGTTGCATACTGTGCAAGAGGAATCCTCAGAATCTGAGGAGACAGCAATCTCATCAGTTGCACACCAGAAAACATTTTCAGTTTGAATATCCATAGCGGAACCTTTATATATAGGTCCATCTACACCTTTTTGAATTGAAAAAATATTGGCTAGGGGATTGGCGGGGTTATCCACCAAACTTAATTCATAAAGTTCATAGTCACTAACTTTTCTAATAGACTTGTTTAATTCTTTATTAAACTCATCTTCGGAGTCAACAATGTTTCCGCCAATAGAGAAACCAGTAAGGGTGCCATCAAGAACTTTCTCCCAAGTGTTCTCAGCGCCCTTTGAGATGTATGTAGTTACGAATACGCCCTTATAGGTTTCTCCGCTTTTACTATCATAGAAAGATTGTTGTTTAAAAGATAATACTTTACCTACTGCCACTGGCTGATGCATCTCACGAAGGTTTCCACGAAAACGATCAAAGGCTTTCTGAGAA